AAGCGTATGTTTGCCCACAATCTTGGCTTCGACAGAAAGATCTTGAAATTTGAGCTTGAGAGGCTAGACAAGGTCACAAGCTTCCCTTGGCCTTATGAGCACACCTGCACAGTTGAGGTTGGCCAGAGAGTCTGGGGGAAGATGCGCAAGCTGGGCGACATATACGAAGAGCTCTTCGAAGAGAAGATAGAAGGCTCTCACAGGTCAATGAATGATGTTGAAGCAACGCTCCGGATCATTGATTGGTACGCAAAGGAAGGACACATATAAATGTTGAACCTCAAGACACGCACAGAGTATTCGTTCCGCAAGGCATACGGCCCCATACAAAAGGTTGTTGAGTGTTTTGAAGACAAGGCTGTTGGAATATGCGACACAGGAACATGGGGCCACGTCGCATTCTCCAAGCACTGCAAAAAGTCTGGCATCAAGCCTGTGTTTGGTGTTGAGATATCTGTGGTCTTAGATGCCAATGACCGTTCCAAACAAGCCGACAATCCGATGTCATTTCTGGCTTGCAACAATGATGGGTTGGCTGAGATATATGAGCTTGTGTCCCGCAGCACATCCAAAGAGAATTTCTACTATTATCCCCGCATAAGCTATTCAGACCTGTTCGATGTCAGCGAAAACGTGATAATGTTGTCCGGATCGCACCCAGACTGGTCGATGCTTCCTTTGACCAAAAAACACAATCTTTACGTCGAGCTTGGACCAATGAGCTCTCCGAAGTCAGCTGAGTGGGCTGCTCAAAAAGGCTTCAAGACCATAGCCACCAGCGACAACTTTTATCCCAAGCCATCGGACAAAAAGGCTTACGAGGTTTTGTGTGGCCGTAACCGTACAGATCGCAGTGGGCCCATGCACATTCTTGATGAGTGGGAGTGGAAGGCTGCTGTGCCTTGGGGGACGCAAGAAGCCATCGACAACACCTACAAAGTTGCAGAGCTTTGCAATGCTGATCTGCCAGTTGCGCAAATGATCGCATTCCATTCAAAAAAGACTTTGCGAGAGCTTTGCGAAGATGGTGCTCCGGCACTGGGCGTTGACCTGAAAGATCCAGTTTATGCGGCTAGGCTCAAGCGAGAGTTGGACATGATTGCCAGCAAGGAATTTGAGGATTATTTCTTTGTGATTGCTGACATGATTCGTTACGCCAAAGAGCACATGCTGGTTGGCCCTGCTCGTGGATCTTCTGCTGGTTCTTTGGTTTGTTACCTCACTGGCATAACTGACGTTGACCCGATTGTGCACGACCTGTTGTTCGAAAGATTCATCGACATCACCCGAGAAGATCTGCCAGATATCGACATCGACTTTCAAGATGACCGCAGAGAGATGGTTTTCCAATATCTCAGGGACAAGTACGGTGCAGAAAAAGTTGCACACCTCGGGACGGTCAGCCGCTACAAAGCCAAGAGCACAATAGCAGAAGTGGCCAAAGAGCTTGGCATACCCGCATGGGAAGTCAATGACCTGAAAGGTGCGATCATCGAGCGCAGTGGTGGTGACTCTCGTGCTGCGTTCTGCATCCTCGACACATTCAACGACCTCGACATAGGCAAGGCTGTCTTGGAGAAATTCCCGCAGATGAAAGTTGCGGCAAAGATGGAGAACCACGCAAGACACGTTGGTGTGCATGCTGCTGGCATTCTGGTGACTGAAGACCCAGTCAGCAAATATTGCTCCGTCAGTGCGCAGACTGGTGCGGCCCAGATAGACAAAAAAGACGCTGAAGACCTCAACCTGCTGAAGATTGATGCATTGGGCCTCAGAACACTCTCCGTCTTGCAGGACGTTTTGGATCAGGTTGGTTGGGTGCGAGACCAGCTGATCAAGTTTCCTCTGGAAGACAAAAAGGCATTCGCAATATTGAATGATGAGAAATATGCAGGCATATTCCAATTTGAAGGCTACGCGCTGCAAGGTGTGACCAGACAAATGAAAGTGCACAACTTTGAGGACGTTGCAGCCATCACTGCCCTAGCTCGTCCTGGACCACTCAACTCCGGTGGTACGAGCCAGTTTATCAAGCGGCACATAGGAGCAGCACCAGCGGAATATATGCACCCAATGACAGAGCCAATCACAAAGGTGACTCATGGTGTTGTGGTCTATCAAGAACAAGTCATGACCATTGGTCGGGAGATAGGCAAGCTGAGTTGGGAAGATGTTTCATTCCTGCGCAAAGCAATGAGCAAGTCTTATGGCAAAGAATATTTTGACACGTTCTGGGAGAAGTTCAAGGTTGGAGCTGCTGAGAACGGCATACCGGAAGACGTCGCGCAAACAATATGGGACAACATCAACACGATGGGATCTTGGGCGTTCAACCGCAGTCACGCAATATCTTACGGGATGGTGAGCTATTGGTGTTGTGTCTTGAAGAGCAGGTTCCCACTGGAGTATGCTGCTGCTTGCCTCCGTAATGTCAAGGATGACGACCAAGCTGTCAAGCTGTTGAGGGAAGTTGTGTCTGAGGGATTGACTTACAAGCCATTCGACAAATTCAAGTCCAAGGCCAACTGGTCAGTCCAAGACAATGAATTGATCGGTGGGTTGATAGGGATCAAAGGCATCGGCCCCAAAATGGCAGAAGACATAGAAAACAGGCGCAACCTGTCCCAACCATTGACCCCACGGCAAGAAACCCTGCTGAACACAGGCACGACACCCTATGACGATATTTTTGAGTGCGAAAGGAGATTTGGCCACATCAAGAAAGATCCCAAAGCCCACAACATCGGCTCAGCCATAACAGACATCCAAGACCTAGACGGGGACAATCCAGGAACATTCGTTTTCTTCGGCAAGCTCAAAGAGAAGAATTTGAGGGATATGAATGAAGCTGTCAACTTGGCCAAACGTGGTGGTCGCAGAGTTGATCGGAATAACCTTTGGTTGAACGTGACAGCTGAAGATGACACTGGCGCAATCATATGCACAGTCGACAGGTTCAAGTACCAAAAGATGGGCAAGCCCATTGTGGAGGATGGAAAGCTGGGTGAATGGTACTTATTCAAAGGTGTGTTGAAGAATGGGTTCAGGAAGATCTATCTTGAAAAGGTTCGTAAGATGTTGTAAATGTTGAGAGAAAAATTATTTCACTCAAAATTGAAAATAATGATTGCCTTTTCTGGCAATAACGACGATACTCTCTTTATCGGAAGGGAGAGGCCCTGACGGTTTGAGAAAGGAACTAACGATGGAACTTACAAACAACCAGACCCGAGCGATGACTGCTCTTATCAAAAGTTGCCTCGGCAACATGGGCGGCAAAACCCTTGCTGATTTGCAAGACGACCCATTCACATGGGTTGATGCCTCTGATCTCGTTGAAGCTGGCTGGGGCCAAAAAGAAGCTGAAGGCACATTCGGCTCACTGGTCGCTGCTGATTTAGTTTATCTTTATGACCAGCGTTCGGCCGACGATGGGGGCAACTTATATTCGCTGGCTGATGACTGGGATTCTCTCCGTAAATTTCACTCATAATCTAACGGTGGGGCTTCGGCCCCACCACCTCCTCAAATTTTAGAAAGGAACCAGCAAGTGACAACGATCAATGAAGCAAAAGCCAAGGCAAGGCACATCAAATATCATGTGCGCCAGCGCTTCCTAGAGCAGGAGCGGGAGGCTTATTATAATTACAGGAGCGAAAGTCGCGCTTGTGGTTATGAGGTCGAGAGCTTTGAAGAGTACATTGGCGATAGGAACTTGAAAGACGAATTTGCTGAGTTTTACGCCAGCCTGACCGAACAAGAATTGTCACAATATTAACCAACCCTCAAATTTTAGAAAGGCACTATCATGAACAAGCACACTCCATCTCAACGCCCGATCACCGACTGGGTCGGCAAGCAGCGCATCACATGGTGTGGCCCATACGCCATCGCCGTTCTTTGTGGTGTGGCCTATGAGCCTGCATACCAAGCTGCCAAGCTAGTGCGCGGCAAACGCCACGCAAAAGGCATCACCAACTCCAACCTGAGAGCTGCGTGCCGGATGTTCGGTGTGAACGGCAAGTGGAAGTCTCTCGAGAAGCGCACCAAGCTCTCAAAATTCCTGCCGACACTTGAGGCTGGCAAAGTCTACGTGATCCAGATCACCAAGCATTTCCTCGTGGTCGACACTCGTGACTTCACCACCATCGATAATCAAAACCGTGAGTGGATCGCAATGGACGCGACCAAGCACAAAAACAAGTTGGTGCACAACGTGTTCGAAGTCACCAACCCCAAATTCGACGCTGAGGATGATCCTTGGTTGATCGAGCCTCTGGCTGCTTCTGGAGCCTGAGCCCAATCCCTGAGCATGGATTCAAACTGCTCATTAAACTTCAAACTGAGAAAGAAATATAATGACAACACCAATCGAAGAAACTCAAGAGCTGCACGTCTTGATCGAGTCGGTCTCGCAGCAGCATAATTGTTTTGGCGTCACCCAAGAAGGTGAGACAATTTTCATCGGCAACCGCATCGGCAAATTCCTCAACCTCGACATCGGGGATCAGGTTCTGGCGCATGCTTTGCCTAACTACGAAAATCACGCGAGCCGCATTGATTGGCGTGCTGTGCGTTGCGTCAAAATCTCTGAAACGCCTTCTGCTTCTTTGCCCAAAGAAGACGATCGTCCTGTCAACGCAACTGTTGTTGCCAAGCACGGTGCCACCCAGATCCAAAGCAACATCATCGACATCCTGCGTGCGCAAGAAAATTACTTGACGACAGGGGAATGTGATGAGGCTTATTATGAAGCGCACCCCAATCAAAAAGACAGGCTCCACCGCTCCGAGGTCAGCAATGCCTTGGCCAAGGCTCACCAATATGGTCGTGTGGTCAGGGCAGGAGTGATGGCCAGCTCAGGCAACGAGAAGGCTTCATTGGTGCTTTGGGCCAGTGACGTGAATAAATTTAAATAGTAAAAAAGTAGAGGTCCTTGTTTTTCAACAATTCTTTCTTCTTTACTTTTCGGTGGGAAAGAGCGATACTAAGCTATCAAATGAGAAAGGAACAAAAAATGCAAATCGGTTGGACTGATCATGACAAAGACCTCTACATGTCACTCAAAGGCTGCGTAAACAAAGGTGGATATTTCTCCTCTGTTGGTCAAATGAATTATATGGCTCGCGTTGTGGGCCACAACTCTTATGCCAAAGACGGTGAGAGCCACTGGGATGACAGCGTTCCATCCGCAGTTGGCCAGAGCATCGTGATCCTTGAAGCTCCGATCATCGTTGAGTATGCAGGATCAACCCCATGGGCCCAAGGCACAACTGGTTGGGGTCGTCGCAGTCGTGACTTCTGCAGAGCATTCGTTGTTGACGCTGTTGGTGTGGTGGCTATGTACAAGATCCACCGCTCTTACGATGATTCAACTGGGCGGTCTTGGCCTAACCCCAAGCGCACTGAGGTGATCTTCGAGCGTGACAATTCTATGGCTGCTGAGAAGCTCGCTGAGTTGACAGTTGTGAACGACGCCAAAGCCAAAGCAATCGCGGAGGAAAAAGCTGCTTCCAATTTCATCGGGGAAGTTGGTGATCGCCTAGACTTCCAAGGCACAGCACGTCTCGTCTGGAGAGGTGAGAATCAGTGGGGCACAACATACATCTACCTCATCAAGACCCAAGACGGCAACACCATCAAATACATGGGCAAGTGGCTTGGTGAAGGTGAGAGCTTTCCAATCAGCTTCAAAGCAACCGTCAAGAAGCACGAAGAATACAATGGCGAGAAGCAGACCGTTGTCAACCGTCCAATGAAAATTCAAGTGGGGGAGCTGGCATGATCCCCTGCCCAGAGTGTGAGCACACAGGCCACAAAGGCAAAGTTGAAAAGACTTTGTACCAGCGTTTCGGTGGGACGCTGGAGCCTGTTGGTGAGTGGGTTGATTGTGAGGATTGCAATGGCTCCGGAGAAGTCGAATGCGACGAGGACAACTGCGTTGATGGTTGGATTGAGGACGAGCGTCCGGAGAGTTGTGGCGGTGGACCCAGAGAGCATTTCCACTGGGTGATGTATCGTGACCCATGCCCAAAGTGCAAGCCAGATGAGGAAGAAGACGATGGGTGAATATGATTGCTGCAATTGCGGGGAGGCTTTCCACCTGCACGAGCCACCATTTGATGGCTCTGAGATTTGCGATCCTTGCCGTGAATCTTACAGATCTAGTCTGGCTGAAATGCTAGACAATCCTCTGGAGACTTTGGCCAAGTTGAACCTGCGAGGAGACAACCATGTGGGCAACTGAAATAATCAAAATTGGCGAGGGAATAAAGCGTGTGGTGGAATATAAAGACATGACATATTTCGCAGCTATGAACAGTCACAACTATTACATGATGAGATATGTTGGCGACTACAAAACTTATTTTGTTTGGAGGGAACCACAATGATTGCGGAACTTTGCTTGTCGTTAGCTCTTTATCACGAGGCTCGTGGAGAGCCACTCAACGGTCAAAGAGCTGTTGCTGAGGTCATAATGAATAGGGTTGAGTCTGATCGCTTCCCTGACACCATTTGTGGCGTTGTCATGCAACCTAATCAATTCAGCTTCGTCAGCCCCAATGGTTGGGCTGGAATTCCGACAGACGGTGACTTGTGGGCTGATGCAGAAATGTTCGCTCAAGATGCCATATTCAATCACAAGACTGGTGAGAAATATTGGGGTGGATATTATTACCACTACCATGCCACTAGCGTTTCGCCTGTTTGGGCTGAAGAGATGTATCCTGCCATGACGATAGGGAACCATGTGTTCTATTCTGACAACCTAACCAAGCCAAAGAAAGTGAGGCCAAAATTACGACCATGGAAATAGACAAAGCTCATGGCAGGTTCTGCCTAGCCAAAGTCAAGCTAGATGGTGATGCTATCCAGAAATTGGCGGCATTGCCAGGATTCAAGAAGTGGGTTGGCAGGGACTTGTTGTTTGCGCCAACTGGAGCCAACATAAGCCACATCAACAAGCATTGGCCTAGGGCGGTGTGGTCGGAGGCTGCTTCGCCCATCCTAGACGATTATATTGAGACAATGCATCAAGCTGAATTGACTCGCAAAGAAAAGGCTTCAGCTCCGAAAGATCTGGGTGACTTCCTTTTCAAAACCAAGCCATTCGATCACCAGCGCAAAGCATTTTACATGAGTCGGGACAAAGAGTCTTTCGCTTTGCTCATGGAGCAGGGCACAGGCAAAACCAAAGTCATAATCGACAATGCTGCGTATCTTTATGCTTCTGGTGAGATAACTGCGTTGGTCGTCATTGCGCCCAATGGGGTGCACCGCAACTGGCTCAACAAAGAGATCCCCGACCACATGCCAGAGTGGTGCAACCACTCGTCGGCATATTATTATTCGGGGATGAAGTCCAGAGACAAAGCCAAGTTTGACGACATATTATCTGGGCAAGATGAACTGAAGATATTTTCATTCAATGTTGAGGCTTTTGTAAGCCAAACAGCCGTGGCATTGATGAACAAGATCCTCCTGAGCAACAAGGTTCTTTTGGTGGTGGACGAAAGCTCTCGGATCAAACGTCCAGGAGCCAAGCGCACCAAAACAATCCACAAGTTTGCCAAACAAGCCAAGTATCGCAGGATCATGACAGGCACACCAGTGACCAAAGGCCCAGAGGACGTGTACAGCCAATTCAGGTTTCTCGATCCTTATATCCTCGGGTACGACAGCTTTTATTCTTTCAGGGCAAGATATTGCGTCATGGGAGGCTACGAGAACAAACAGATCGTTTCTTATCAATATATGGACGAGCTGACCAAAAGCATTGAAGGCCACTCGTTCCGAGTTTTGAAAAAAGATTGCTTGGACTTGCCGGACAAAATATATCAACGTCACTTTGTTGATCTTTCGCCAAAGCAGCGCAAGTTGTATGATTCGCTGAAAAAAGACTTCGTGGTTGAGTTGGAAGGTGACGTAATAGACGCACAGGAGGCCATAACAAGGCTGCTACGACTGCAACAGATAGTTTGTGGGTGGTTTCCTGCCGAAGAGAAAGCAAGACCCATAGACGACAAGAATCCTAGGCTTGAGGCTCTGAAGGATTTGCTGGGCAACATCGATGCCAAGGTGATAATCTGGGCACGCTTCCGAGCCGACATAGCGCAGATCGAACGGATGTTGGGCCATAAGGCTGTGAGCTACCATGGTGGCGTGTCGAATGACATGAGAGCCAAAGCTGTTGACAGCTTTCAGAATGATCCTAGTGTGCGTTACTTCATCGGCCAACCTCAATCGGGGGGGATTGGCTTGACGCTGACAGCTGCGTCTTATGCGATATATTATTCCAACAGCTTCGACTTGGAAACAAGGCTTCAGTCGGAAGACAGGTGCCACCGCATAGGCACAACCCAAAACGTAACATACATCGACATCGAGAGTCCCAAGACCATTGACTCAAAGATCATCAAAGCTCTGCGGGACAAAAAGAACCTAGCAGATGTTGTGACCAAAGATCCGATGTCTTTTTTCTTGTCGGAGGAGTGATGCATCATGAAATTATGACTGTAGATAAAACAACGGCGAACGTCAAAGAAGCCTTAAATGCAATCTACAGGGCGCAGCTAGAATTGCTTGATACAGGAGAATTTACTAATAAAACTCTTGACGAAGCCTTTAAGAATTTGACAGGCGGGAGGATTAAGCTGGAAAAATGGATCAAGGAGAATAATGATGAGTGAGAGCAGTTTCTGGGCATTGTTGCGGAACAACCTTCCATTGAAGATGTACCGTGTTGAGAACAGAGTCATGCGTGGCATGCCAGATGTTCATTATATTTTGGACGGCAAGTCTGGGTGGATAGAGCTGAAATATATCGAAGACTGGGCCAAAAGAGGCAGGTTCACCAGCGGCCTGAGATCAAGTCAAACATTCTGGGCAGAACAACACATCATTGAAGGTGGCAAGAGTTGGTTCTTGTTCCGCATTGGCAGAGACTTCATGATATTGATTGATGGCCAGAAAGGCAAAAGGCTGCTAGAAAGACCCGCCAAGAAAGATGTTGTTGAAATGGCAACATGGCACAAGCAAGGCAACATGTCGTCTGAAGATTGGATTGAATTGGCCAATGTGATAGCTTGTTAGAATCCACCTTTCAGCCCATCAAGAATCTCATTTAGGGTTGGGCGTTTGTCTTTCTTTTCATAAACGCAACTGAAAACTTTAGGACACTCAGAGAAACTTTGGGTTGGGTAATGATACCCCAGCCCACCGAAACCTGCGGTGAATCGGTATACACAGATTTTCTGGTCTGTATTTGGATCTGTTATTCTTTTCCAAAGGTGACATTGAACGTGTGTCGGGTTGGCGACTCCTGCCAACGCCACAGAAACAATCAAACTCGCTAACATCAGCTGATCCCCAAGTAAATAAGATAAATCCCTCCCCCTAACACCGATATGATCCCTAGCGAAAGTGCAGCTATGGCCATATTGTTCTGAATCTGACGTTTTGCCTCCATGGCTCTGTAAACTGTCTCTTCCCGATCAGCGCGTATCTTCCGACGCATTCCAAGCATCTCGTCATAGGTTCCCAATCCGAACCTGTAATCTAACATAAATTTTATCTCTTTTTCTTTCTCAAGCAAAGTCTTTTTTCGAACGATGATGTCCATGGCTTCTTGCTCGATGTTTTCGGAGCCATGAGTCTTTTTGTCTAGCCAAGTTGGATTTTTGCGTTGGGACTCCGCACGAGTGATGTCTGCGACTGCGCCATACCATGCACCAAGCTGCTGAGAAACATCGTGTATTTCCCTGCCAGCACCGACAAGCATTTTGACGCCTTTGAAAGCGGCATTGGCAGCAGCGAAGGCTGTGACAGGATCAATCATCTATTCTGACAGCAGAGCTGCCCTATCCTCTGCGGACAACCCTTCAATTATGCTCTGCAAAGCTGGGGAGCTTTGAGGATTGATTGTCTCGATAGCTTCTGGCTTAGTTTCAGCTTGGATTGCTGTGCTGAAGAGAGGTGCTTTGGCTCTGTCGAGGTATTGTCGGACAATTGCTTGAACTTCTCTGGCCTCGAAACCACCTTCGATTGCTCTGACTGCACCACCACCTCCAGGAATCCCAGACAAAAAGTTAAGAAGGCCCTGTCTTCCCATCTCCCCTAAAATTGCTGGAGTAGTTCCTGAAGGATTAAGTTTTATCTCTGCCCAGAGAGTTGGCATTACGTCATTACGGAACTTAGCTATCTGTGCGAGCTCTTCTTTCGAGAAAAGCTCATTGACGACAGCTTTGTTCTTGCCGAAAACATCTTTGTAATTGTTCACGATGTTCGTTCTTGTTACGCCAGACCTGCCAGTGCCAGCAAAAGCTCTTTCCAGAGTTGCATCTTTCATCAGCCCAATGATCTCTTGGTATTCTGCGGAGCCTTCCCCGAGAATTGACTTGAGCTTGCGGATGACAGTTGGAACCGCATTGGCTGGAGCGAACTTGTTGTGACCGAACAATGCCCCGACCACCTGCTTGGGGTTGGCTTCTGTGTTCGTAATCATTTCCAAGATCTTGTTGGCTGCTCGGACTGATGCATTTTTGCTGCTTTGCTGCCCCGTCAGGCCCATATACTTCGTGTAAATCTGCCTAGATTGCTGCAGCTGATCTATTACGCTTTGATCCCCAAACATCAATCCGCGCTCTATTGCGGTGTTGTAGGCTTCGTTAAGCTGATTCTTGAGCATTGTCAGCGCACGACCTTCCGAAGCATTGCCGCCAACTGCCATAGCCTGTTCTATTTGGAGGTTCAAAGCTCTTTGGTAGTCATCAATGGCCCTAAGCGGTGCACCTTTGAAGTTTGGATTTTTAGCTATTTTGACTAACTTTTCTAGCTTTTTCAGCTGCTTGGAAAGATTAGGCATTTCAGCACGCATCGCTGGGCCGACCTCTTTGCGCAACATCGCCACCGCATCGCTGGCAGTTTCCATCAACCCACGCTGAGAAAGAACTGGTTGGTTAGCAGCATTTTCAACAATTTTATAAGATGCATCAGCCTCTGCTTTGAGACGTTCAGCTGTTTCTCGAGCTGTTGATTGAATGCCTTCAGCTGCTGCTGTGGGAGTTTCAAGCGCACCAGTGACCATTGGATCACCTGAGCCCATCCTAGACCGAAGATCTTCAGCATCTCCTCGGATCTGATCCAACTGACGCCTGTCGAATCCTCTGAGTTGGTCGCTGGCTCCAGCATCTACTCCCGCTGATCTGCGCAAAATGTCTTCACGTGCAAGATCCGAAGAAGCCAAAGTATCCAGCTGACCAACTTCCGTATCAGGCAACTCACCAGACCTTTGGCCCTGAGTCATTATGTAGGGGGAGCTTTGATTCGGCGTTGGACGCATGAATCGGGGGAGTTGAACTCCAGCGACGTTAGCTGCTCCCCTGACAGGAGCCATAGCTGCCCTGCCTGCGAGCTTGAGTGCTGGTGGCAACACAACGTCTGCGGCAACCCCAACACCTGTCGCAGTGGCCACGTCTGTGGCTAGATCACCTGCTGTCTGCTTCTTAGCCTTGGTTGTCTCCGGAGTCATCTGAGCCTCTAAAAGCTGGGAACCAACTTCAGTGGATGAATATATTGGAATGCCTCTGGCTATAGTCTGGAGGACATTTGCTCCCCCTGATGTGAGAGCTGCTGGGAGCATCTTGATTGTTTCACCAACGAATGTTCCGAAGTCTTGCGAAGAAAATCCTGGCTTGTTGACATAGTAAGGCTTCTTGTTCCAGACAATCATAGGGTTGCCGAACTTGTCTTGGAATCTGCCACCCCAACGCTCGTCACCTTGAAAAGACTTTTCCATTATTTCGCTCTTGCCGACATCGTCTCTGGCAAGGAATACTTTGATGTTGGGGATCAATCCTTCAATCAATCCAGGAGCATCACCACCCATGTCCGAGGCTTCTGGGATGTCTGGGAATTCAACCTCTTGGCCTTCACCAGTTGCGGCATCCACCAGAGCAGATGGGATTGCTTTTATGGACTCGAACAAAGACCTTTCAGCCTCTACATCAATAGTCTCTGGGTCAACATCATTCCCTTGGGATGGAGCACCATCGGGCAACACTCCTTCAGCTGCATCAGCTGCTGCTACCTGCTCTTCAAAGGTCAATTCTTCATCCATGTTAGCCCCTAACTTCCACCATTCCAGCCTTTGATCATAATAGTAGGTTGTTGTGGATATAATTTCTGACCAGTGGCTGGGTTTTTATTTATGAACACTTCACCGTTCTCCAAAGAGTTGTAAAAAGTATCTCTTGCCTGTCGGAACTCCGCAACATTGGTTGTCTGAAGTGGTGGCATTTTCTTGTATATGCCTTTATCAAGCTCTCTGATTCTCTCATTTATGTATTTGTTGCTTTTTCCTTGAATTAAAAGCTCTTTTCTTAATCTGATGTCAGCTTCAGAATTTTCAGTTGTTTTCTTCAACATGTGCAGTGTGAGGTAATTAGCTTTTGCATTGTTGCCAAGAGAAAGAACAGCCTCTTTGTATGCCTTGAATTCCATGTCTGAGGTAGAACCAGATCCTGGAGGTCGCATCAAAGGTGCGAGTTTGTTTGATATCGCTTTCAGAAGTTGTTGGTCTGAAATTTCAGGATCTGACCAGCCGAAAGCACCCTGCAATGCTGCGCGAATATCCAGAGTTGCACTTTGAACAACTCCTGTTAATCCTGGATTTTGATATATTGTATCAAGCGCAACTTGAATTGTCGGTAGCAAGCTGTTGGTTTTGTCTATGTAGTCAATCTCCAATTTTCCGAGCTTTTTAATTTCTTCGTTTCGAGAAGTAACCTCTGGGGGAACTGCTGACCCAGTTGGTGCTCTTGTTATAACAGAGAATTCAGAATCTTCCCCAGCTCTAGGGATGTAAAAACTTACATACTGGTCTGCTTGAATTACTGGTCTGCCAAGAAGCTCTTCATCATCAGTGGTCATCAATTTAAATATTGTGGTGAATTCAGGATCATCCTCTGTAACACCGAATGTCTCCAGCTTCGCCCTTGCATCATCTTCGTTCATGTAAAGGACACGATCCTGCTGAAGATATTTTTCAGCCAAAGGTTTTGTTGATGCCTTAACAATTGCAGCTGGATCTTGGCTAGCAATTTGAGCTGCTGCTGCATTCGTAAGAGTTACTCTGTCCCCTATGTTACCAATTCCAGGAATGTTTTTGTTAAGAGTCCATGTGCTGACTGTTCCTGTTCCTGTAGCCTTGGGTGGTTTGATCGCTTTGGCTATGTTGATGGCAGTTGCAGGGAGCTTGGCTTCAGCTTCGCGCTTGGCCATTGCATCTTTCATCAGGTATTGTGCTGGGACTAATGAGGCTGTTGAAGCTGCACCCAGAGCTGTTTGTCCTGGCTTGGAGGCTTCAGCTGCCATGTTCGTGAAGAATTGAAAAGCCAAAAGAGCAGGATCAATAGGTTTGTATTCAGGAGATATCTCCCGAGCAATTTCAATGGCATCTTCCATCAAATCTTTTCCACCCAAACGACCCAAAGCACCCTGCGACATTCCGAGAAGGTCACCGTAGCTGGTTCCAGCTGCTCCGATTGTGTCGTCTTCCATGTCGGCTCCTTATCTGTTGCCCATGTAATAAGCACTGGCCAGAGAACCTAGTCCACCGATTGTTTGGCCATATATTGATGGTGCTTGAGCTGTCTGTTCACCTTGCTGCAAAGAGAATTGTCTCTGCTCATACGGAACGCCTTTGAGTGCACCGAGAGCAAAGTTGAGTTGCTGGTAGGGATATTGAGCTTGTTCTGTGTAGTCTGCGAATGCCAAGTCAAGAGCTGTCTGGTCTAGCCTCCGACGAGCCTCGCCAGCCCCTAAGAGGCCAGCTGCAGCTTGTTCTTGTAATCCTTGTACCATCGGAGCATAAGACTGCAAAGCCTCTGCCTCCCGAACTCTTGAAGCCTCTTCAGTCTCGAAAGCCTGACGTTGCCTGTCTTCTGCGGCCATCCTGCCAGCTCTATCAGCGTCAAACCTGCTGGCTGCGAATCCTAATCCTTCGGCTGCAGCCTTGGCTCGCAAGTCACCCGCCACCATAGCACCTTCTGAGCCTAAAAGAGCTTCTTGTATGCCGAGCCTTGAGCCACCGAATGCTCCTGCTCTGGCAGCTGCAGCTCTGGCATCATTCTGTCCGAGTCTTGTTTGCCGTTCTGCCTCTCGGACTCCTGCGTCTGCTGCGCCTTGATATATGTCTAAGAAAGGTTGAGCTGATTCTAAGCTGAAGTCAGAGCCCATGAGAGTGTCGTAGTCTTGTTTGGTGTAACCTTGGCCAAGACCTTTCGCAGCATCATAAGCAGTGTCCAAATAAGTTTGGTATTTCGTGGCATTGTCTCCGGAAAGCATGCCCATCGCTTGTTGCTCTTCTGGGGTGAGCTTGCTAACTGCGCCAGTTTCCGGATCAGTGTAAGACGCTATCCTTGCTCCAGTGTATTCTGGATATTCGCTCTTGGCCAACTCCATCGCTTGGTCGAAAAGTATGCGGCCACCAGCTGATACCCACTCTGGGATCTCTGTGCCCGAAAGAGTTGAGCTAGAAGAAGGAAGTGTTGTTGTTGTGCTTTGACATGCGCCGCCCATTTTACGTCCCCACGAATAAAGACCCAGCTTTTACTAGGCCAAGTCTTTCAAAAAAGTTGTCTTTGCGATCCATATCGCCGGAATAAACATGCCCCAGCCGGACAGGAACTTTTGCTTCTTTTGCCATACCAATAAAATTTTTGACTAACTCATAAGCGACTCTGGTTTTTCGGCTGGCCTCAGAAACATAAAACCACATATCAGAAAGATGCCTTTCATCAGACCACCAGTCAGTGCTGATTGTTCCTCCGATTGATCCTGATATTTTGTTCTTTTCGTCGATCGCCACGAACACTATGCCTCTGTGTATTGCTTCGCTGATCTTGGCGACCAGCTTTTCACTGCTTATCGGTGAGACGGGAATCTCGGTGTTTTTATGCATCTCCATAAGAAGCGCAATAATCGCCGAAATATCGAGTGGCCCAGCTCTCCGAACATCCATCACATACCGCCCAAAGCACCCATCTGCGGAGCTGCTTGTTGCGGAGCTGCTTGTTGCCCTTCAACCGCTTCTATAAGCTGCGCCAGCTCTGGGATCAACTTTATTAGGATCCGAGCAACTTCAGGGGTGATCGCTTCGTCCAGACGACCAAGCTCCTCAGGAGACATGTTCGACAATCGAGCCAAAAGAACTGCTGCGATCTCTTCGTCCGGCTGCATCATCGCTTCGCGTGCTCTCGGATCCATTCCAGCATCCATATTCGCTCCACGCATATCAGGCATTTGTTCGGCCATCTAAGCCTCCTTGGTTTTGTAAAGAACAGACCAGTCTGTCTTTTTTGTGAACGCGCCAACAACCCAGCATGTTGGTTCTAATATCTTCCGGTAAATCTTGCCTAGATAGTCTGGCTTGGTTCTCTGGCCATATATGTAAGCAATCTCATTCGACCTGTGTTGGGCTAGGTGTTTCCACAAACCGACAAAGCGACCTTTGCGCATCTGCTTGACCATCCACACTGCCCAAACGTGATATCCATTGACGTGCTGCGGGGAAAGATAGTCTCTCGTGAATCGATAGTCAAGGATCACACTCTGCCTGTCCATCAAGCCTTGGCGCATCAGCTCATTGCATATTACCCTGCCACCCAAAGCACCACCCAGCATGCTGCCAACAACTCCACCGAGTCCTGGAAGTATAGCATTTCCGAGAGCCATCCCGATAGCAGAAGCTCCTGCAGACTTAGCTGCCTCTTTGGGCTTCTTGCCCATGAGCAGGTTGACTCCGAAAGCTGCCAAACCAGCCCCACCAGCCGCACTCCAGTTGGCCTTGGCACCTTCGCCCCAAAGCCTGTTGCCCACACCTTCGAAGAATGTTGGGGCTGTTGAAGATGATGTTATTGCTTCTGCGGCTATGTTGCTTTCAACACCTTCCGGCAATTTGTCAAGCGCACCAGCCTCATAAACTCTCCTGCCATTGACAACTTCTGAGCTGTCTTTGAGTGCATTATAAGCAGCCTCATTGCCAGTTGCTGCGGCTGTTGCTTTGTTCGAAAGCTCTGGGTAATAAACTGCATTGTCAGACAATCCAGTCTCTAAAATTTTGTAACCTGCCTTGGTGCTGTCCGCAACTAACTCGGAGGGAAGATCTTTGAATGCACCTTTGGCTCCTGCTAACAGCTTGGCCCCAGAATCCCCAGACATATATGGATCAACCAAAGCTGCTCCTGCGGAAGCTCCAACTGTCTGCCCCAGCTGGCTCAAAGTGTCTCCGGTGACTTGCTTGCTGATCTGTCCTGGACCCATCATGCCTGTTGGTTGGCCTTGAGAGTCGACTAGCTTTTGATAATCCTCAAGCATCGAGTTGTCGAACTGGCTACTAGGATCAAAGCTCCGCTCACCTGTTTGGATCTGGGTCACCCAAGTCAGAGTTGGGACAGCCGCAGTTCCATACATTGTTTGGAGGTCAATGTTGGGATCTTGAGTGACTGCAGTGTTTTGGAAAACGCCATATTCAACAGGCACAGACTCCTCTTCAGTTGTCTCGCCTGTCAGTCCTGTCAATGCACCTGCTGTAGCCATGAAAGATTCCTTTGACTAATTTTAGTTTATATTGCGTGAGTAGTAAATCATTAACTTATCTCCAGCAATGATGCCACAACGTGCAACCTGTTTCCTGTGGCTGCGGTGACTTTTATTATCTCATCTTCTTGAACGACCAAAGGCTGCGTCAAAAGCTCAACAGTCGCATTCGCACCCACAGCCTTGACTTTAAATAAAGAGAAAGTCGCAGGAGATGAGGCTGCATCTGTGATTGTGACGGTGATTGTGTCAGCATTGCCGCTGTCTTCAGAAACAAGCAATGACTTGATTAATGTGGTGGTCGCATTGGGAGCTGTATAAAGGACAGTTGCTCCTGTTCCCGTCAAATCAACTTTCGCGTTTTTATAGTTGTTAGCCATTACCCAATGAACCACGCTGTAGCTTCAGCTTGCTCTGTGGCTGAATTAAGACCTGCTGAGTTGGCAAAATAAGTTGCCTGTTTTTCTAACTCGATTGTATTGGTCAAGCGTGCCATATAACTCCGGTGATACTCCTCTGGAGGAGTTGGCAACCTTAAGACTGCTAGTGGGGCTGCTGGCTGGTTCATCTCGGGCCATCCTGTCTTAAGTCAATTCTAAAGTCTCCAAGCTGCCATTCGTCTTGGGTTCCTGTGCTTTGGAACTTTAAAGCTATTTGTCGACCTTTGACTCTGGTGCTGATCTTTTCGGTTGTGGAGGTGATGTTGAATGGACCTTTAGAAGTCTCGGAAGCATTCGGAAACTTGCGAGTATTCATGAAAACTGAAACTGTGCTGTTGGCTCCCATTGTGATGTCTGGGATTATCCTGTCAACCATATAAAGATCGTTGCCTTCTGTCGTCATTTCTCTTGGCGCACCTTCAATAAAGCAATTCATAGCTGCGCCATCTGCGCTTGTTCCTGTCTCTTGATTATACAAATGACCACCTGCATCAAATGCGAATGGTTTTTCTCGAGAGCCAAACGCATCATTCCAGACCGTCCTGTCCATAGCTCCAATAGACCAAGCATTTTCAGCATAGTTGTAAGAAACATAGCTGTCTGGCTCAGGATTATCAGCAGCTGTGTTCTGGTCAGAAACATAGAACCAAGTGACCTCGTTGAATTCAACATTATGACCGACTGCAGTCTTGTCGAAATAACGGCCTTGCATTCTGTCGAAAACAAAATGTTTTACGGAACAAGGAATCTCTTTGACAACACCATCATAAACGTAAAAAGATCTGTTGCTCATCCAATATACATTGCCATCAATAGCGATCATCGAGTTTATGCCATTGGCACCAACTCCAGTGGCCAGCAATCGGAAAGAGAATATAAATGGTGCACCAACGAACGTCATGCCATAAATAGCCTCGTCGGTGCTTATTATAGTTTCTTCTCGGGTATTGACCATTGTGATTATTTTTGTGCCAACTTCCAACCGTTGATCGCCAGCTGTGTTGGTTGCTGTTGGTGCAAACTTCGTAAAGTCTTCTTGAGTTGACCATCGGACCAACATCGGATCCAAGTCACCAGAGCTTCCATCAGCTGCGACGTAAACGCTGGCCCCACCAGCTATAAAGTGTCTGTCTGGGAAACTAACGACAGAGGTTCTTATTTGAACTGGGACAGAAGCTGCCTCGGCTATTGATGACACCAAAACTGCTCTGCTCGTAACATTAGAAGATGTGTCCCAATAATAAACATCATGGCCTCTAACTGTTGCAAGAAGATCTTCTCCCCAAAGATTCAAGCTCCAAACAGAACTTTCAAGACTGACTTGAGACAAAGACAAAGATCTTGGCGTGTTCCAAGTTGATTCATTCCATCCACCAACACCCCAACCCAAAGCTGGAGCAGCACTCTGGGTTCCCAGCCCATCATTGGATCCGATCAGGTATTTTATGTCTATTGTCGTGCCGCCACCTGTGGCTCCGCTCGTTGCAGCTGATGGGGATTGTATCGAATAAGAATTAGTGTCAATGAAAGTTATTTGGTAGCCAGACATTCTGTTGATCGTGTCTGCGGGGATCCCTCCTGTAGCAGTGGCAGAGTTTATTACAACCCAATCACCATCTGAAGCTCCATGCGCATTGTCGGTCACAGTGATAGTCGTGCTGCCATTGGTCACCACTAAAGGATTAGAGAGGTTGCTCGTGGTTTTCCGCAGTGGTGTTATGTCATAGATTGCATTGTTTTGAATTATATAAAGATGGTTGTGCGTCCCGACGGCTATCCTGTCAACACCATCGACTGCTCTCCAGAAAACCATCTTCCGACCAACACCAGTCAATGTAGCTTCAGTAGACGTTGCTTCTCCAGCAGGATCTAATGCATAAAACGCATCTTTTTGCCAGCCACCAATTTTCTCTGGGTAACCATTGACAAAGCGGACAAGATCACTGTCAACGTAAAATGGCCCATTCTTACCAGCAGAATATTCTGTGGTGTCTTTAACAATCCCTGAGTTATATTTTATCAGAGAAAAAGTCATATTAAAAAGCTAGCTCAAAATGAGGTGCATCTATGAATGGCCTACGACCTTGTGACCTGCGAATGTCAATGTAGCTGTTCATCGCATTCTCCGCAGTTCCCTCCCAATCCCCGAGAGAGTCGACTGTCCAAGCTGCACCCCACTTGATCTTAACTCCAGAGGCTGCAGCAGCTTCTTTCATCGCATCAGCAATCTCGTCGTAAAGGTTAAGCTCCCAACGACCACCATCAACGTAAGCCATCAAGTCGACAGCATTGCCGTGAATGTGCTTGCTTTTCATTGTTTGGCTGGCACCTTTTGCGACAAGAGCTTTTTGCTCTTCTATCGTCCTCAATCCGCAAATCACTGAAAAGTCTTGTTTCGTAACGCCGATGGCGTACTTCACGACAGTTACCAGATTTTCGTTGACACCTTCTAGCCTTGATAGGCTTCGTTTTCCTAACTTGTATCCCATGGCTACTTCCCCGCATACTTCGTGATCGCACGATTCCCAAACCAAAACGCCAAGACCGCACTGAACAGTCCAGACGTTTCTCCATCCCACATCAAGTCAACTGCTTGCATCCAATCACCACCAGCTTGCGTGACTTTGACCATAATTACAACTTTCGTGGCTACGAACAATCCGAAAAAGGCATAAGTAATGATAGGGCGAACGCTGCCCCTGAGAGCGTTGACAAAGCCTCCAGCGTCAATAGATCGGTCATGTGCATACAAACCTTTTGTTTCTTCGATGTCTGCCTTTTTATCTAGCTCAACCAATTTCATTTCGCTGCGTCTTTGAGCAAGATCTGTTTCTATTTGCATCATTTCAATGCGGTGTTTTTGTTGCTGGTTTGCCTTGAAGTAATCAAGAACAGACGGGAGAAACGATGATCCGAAGCCAAGCAGACTTCCCAGAAGAGCCATCATTTCTCTGATCCTAACCACACAGCGAATGCACCTGTCATAGCACCTGTCACGGTGGCAGTCAATGCAGTGGCCTGAGTGCTAACAACATCCTGTGGTAGAGACATGAACCACTCAATCACACGAATGTACATAACCGTCATCACCAACATCATGAATCGAGGCATAATTTTCCATGCCAAAAACTTTTCCATAGTCATGCTCTCACCCCATCTTTGTTAGCACAGTTATCAACATCATGATTATCGCAGCACTAGCACCAATCATGATAGCCTCGACTCTCTTTACTCTGGTGAACAACTCTTTAAATTGTATTCTCACTTCGGTTTGAAGAGATGCCATTTCTTTTTCCAGCGCAGATACGCGCTCCTCCATATCAGCCATAGTTGAATTGAGCTGTTACGCCAATCATTTCTTGGTTTGAATGCTCCCCATCTCTTAACGCTTGATTGTCGTTGTCAACCAGCCTCGCAGGGAAAGTCGTTTTAACTATTTGTTTTAAATTTCTCAAACTCACATACCTTTCATATTGCTCTTTATGTATTCTTTTTACTGCGACTGCTCTTATCCCCGTATAAGTATCTCCATCTTCAACAGAAGAAAGGTTGAAATATCTTGGATCATCATCAGCAAGGTCTTTAGGGTGAGTTGTTAATTTGTTTGCTGGATTGATGATTAATGCATTGTATTTTTTAACATCAGGCTCGACAATGTGTATCTCACAATAAGACAAAAAGTTTGTGTTAAACTCAGAAACAAATTTTGCTGCTGCTGTCTGAGCATCTTGTTCACTTGTGTACATTGTCATGTTCCAAAGATACCTAGTGGTGTATTCAGTCATGATGTCGCTCCGTAAGTCGTTCCACTATTGCTGAGTGTGTAGCTTTGACCATTAGGTTGTATGGCTTTGCCGCCAGAACCATTGCCTGTTTGAGAAACACCTCCAGATGCACCCCAGCCACCGCCACCGCCAGCACCGTAAGTATAATTGCTTGCACCACCACCGCCACCACCGCCACTGCCACCAGAGCCAGAGTACGATCCACCACCGCCACCAGAGCCAGGAAGAATGTATCCCCCACCAGCAGTGCTAGTCCCGCAATATCCACCAGCAGCCCAGTTAATGACATAAGCAGAGCCACCACCTCCTGCGCCGCCGCCGCCACCGCCGCCACCATATCCTGCGTTGCCAGCTCGACCTGTCGAATTAAGTTGCGCTTGGCCATTGCCATTGCCACCGCCAGCACCGCCACCTTGACCACCGCAGTTGCCGCCACCGCCACTGCCGCCACCG